ACTGCATACTTACCAAAAGCAGTCATAAAATAACACATTCAAATCAAAGCAAATCAGGGAAGCTCAATGCTTCCTTTTTCTTGCTAGAAAAGAGGACAATATGAAAATCATAACAAGTGAATCGGTCTTTAGTGGACATCCGGATAAAATATGTGACCAAATCAGTGATGCAATACTGGATGCGATTCTAGAACAAGATCAGACAGCAAGAGTAGCAGTTGAAACAGCGATCAAGGATGATCTAGTAGTAATCTTTGGTGAAGTGACAACTACAGCTATCGTTCAATACTCAGATATCGCAAAACAAGTACTTAAAGAAATCGGGTACATTGAAGAGTTCTGTGTACTAGAAAAGATATCCAAGCAATCTCCAGATATTGCACAAGGCGTCAATGAAACTCTAGATCATCAGCAAGGTGCAGGTGATCAAGGCATGATGTATGGCTTTGCATGTAATGAAACTCCTGAGCTCATGCCACTACCAATTATAGTTGCACATGAGATTGCTAAAGAAGTAGATGCACTTAGGAAAGCTAAGTACAACCACATCTTTGGTCCAGATGGTAAGTGTCAATTATCAGTTAAGTATGTCGATGGCCAACCATTCGCATACGATACCATTATTGTCTCAGCTCAAACAAGACCAGGAGCAAGCCTATCACTCGCAAAAGAAATCATCATTGAAGAAGTACTCAAACCATTGATCGGTAAGGATCTAACAGGCATCAATGTTCTCATCAATCCAACAGGAGCATTCGTCACTGGTGGTCCTTATGGTGATTCAGGATTAACTGGTAGAAAGATAATCGTAGATACCTATGGTGGATATGCAAAGCATGGTGGTGGTGCCTTTTCTGGTAAGGACGTAAGCAAGGTTGATCGTAGTGCGAGTTATTATGCCAGATTTGCAGCAAAAGCCCTTGTGGAGGCAGAATTGGCCGACATGTGCGAAGTCTGTGTGTCTTATTCCATTGGTGTAGCAAATCCAGTCGCTGTGTCGATTGATACGTTTGGTACTGGGAGTTTATCAGATGAAGACCTGCTTGATTTAGTTAAACAACATTTCGATTTCACTCCAGCTAACATTCGAATGGAATTAGAATTCGATAAAGTGAAGTTCCAGGAGTTAGCAAAGTACGGACATATGGGCAGAGAAGATTTGCCAGTTCGTTGGGAACATGTAGAAGCAAAAGCATCTGAACTAAAAGAAGCCTATGAAAAAGCCAAAGGTTCTACATAACTTCTATAAGTCACCTGCATGGCTTGCAGCACGAGAACTTAAAATAATGTCAGTCAACAGTCTTTGTGAACGTTGTGGCCAAATAGGTATAGAAGTTCACCATAAAGAAAGACTCACAATCGACAATGTTATTGACACTTCGATTAGCCTCAATCAAGAGAATTTGGAGTTATTGTGCAGAGAATGCCATAATAAGGAACACAAACGCTTCAGTAAAGAAGTTAGATTTGATTCTGAAGGTAATATGCTAAAAGTAAATCCCCTATATTAAAGAGATTAATTATATGGTAAAATAACATAAAATAGTCAATTTATGGGGTGGATCTATGGACAGTGCACAAAAATACTTTGCTCACCTAGAGATTCAAAATAAAATACTTACCTCAGATGGTCAAGTATTTGAAGATTTATTTACAAAAATCATGGGGTATAAACACCCATCTTTTCATGGTGTAAAACCGCAGGGACGACTTGGAGATATGAAAAATGATGGATACATAATTTCTAGTGGAAATTACTATCAAGTATACGGTCCTGAGGATTTATCTGACAAAATTCAGGAATCGATAGTTAAAATAAAGGCAGACGCTGCAGGTTTAATATCTCATTGGAGCGGAATTAACGAGATTACCTATGTTGTCAATGACAAGTATAAAGGTGCTAATGTTTCAGTTCATCAATCAATGTTAGAGTTGGTAAACGAAGTAAAAAAATTAGGATCAGCATTAAATGTTACTATTAATCTTTGGACTGCACGTCATATTGAGGATACTTTTTTCGAGTTGACTGATGACCAGATGGTAAGAATTATTGGTCCTTCATTCAACTCGGTTAAACAATATTATGATGTTGATTATGCCACATTATCTGAGGTCATTCAGTTCATATCAAAAATCCCATTCAAACATACTAATTCAGGATTGAATGCGCCAAAGTATGAAGATAAGATTAAATTTAATCATTTGTCAGAACCGATTGTGCAGAGACTAAATGTATTTTACTTGAATAATCAGGAGCTAAAGAATTATTTTGACAGAATTGGTGGTTACATCGCTGATACTTTACGAGATCGGTTTGCTAGCTTGTATGAAGAAGCAAAAAAACTGTCAGTTGATGACAAATCTAATAATGACCATATGTACATTTATATTAGACAAAAAGCATGTCCTGAAAATGCAGAAAAGGCTTTTGTAGAGAGTGTCGAATCTCTAATGGCATACTATTTTGAAACTTGCGACATTTTTGAAGAACCAAAAGAAGGTGTACACGCATGATATTACCAAAAAAACATATAAATCTTTCAGAATCAATATTAGGATTGTCAGCAATAGTTCTATCACGTATTGAGGGAGATATAAACATCGATGAAATCTATGTGTCAGTGGCAAGAGATAAAAGAGCACCAAAATCAACAGATATTGATACAGTTGTTTTGTGTTTAGATTTTTTATTCGCGATAGGATTAGTTCATTTAAATGAGAATGGAGGAGTTGTCAAATGCAGTTAATCAGTCTTACATGCAATCAACCAGGATTTCACGCTGTCAATTTTAAAAGTGGACTAAATTTTATCATAGGTGAGCGAACTAATCCTACAGTTAAGGACCCTAAAGATAGTTATAATGGAGTTGGAAAATCTTTAGTAGTCGAACTAATACATTTCTGTCTAGGAAGCACAAAAAATAAAGTTTTTGCTGAAAAATTAAGTGGATATGAATTTACCCTTAAATTTAGGGTTGGTTTAAGTGAACACACCATTGTTCGTGGATGTAATGACGATCAAACCCCAGTACTAGATAATAAAAAATACAATAAACTTACAGATTTTACAAAAGAACTCGAAAAGCTAGTTTTTCCAACATTGCCAAACGTCTCAGGATTGTCATTTCGCTCACTAATATCACGCTTTATTCGTCGTCACAAGAAAAATTACACTTCATATAATGGGTTTGTTACAAATGAACAACCATATAACCAGTTGTTGAATAATTCTTACTTATTAGGACTAGAGATTAGTATTGCAGAAATGAAAATGAAGATAAAAGAAAGTTCTGCCGTGCTAACTTCTGCTAAGAAAAGTTTGCATAGCGATAAATTACTACTAGAATACTTCAAGGGAATAAAGGATATTAAATTTCAAATTGCTGAGCTAAAAGAAAAGAAAACCATTCTTGAAAAACGATTAAATGATTTTAAAGTCGCAGAGAATTACAGTGAAATTCAGGTTAAAGCTAATGAACTAAGTACATTAAAGAAAAAATTGATAAACGACAAGTATTTTGTTGAACATAACTTGGATAAAGCTAGAATGTCATCAGACAAAAATATCACACTTTCTGTAAATGATATTCAAAAGATGTATTTGGAAGCAAAACAAGTTATGCCAGAAGTTGTTATCCGTGAAGCTTTGGAAGTTGAGGAGTTTCATAAAAACCTTGTCATCAATCGACATAATACCCTTGCCAGACAAATTGTTAAATATGAAACTGACTTAAAAGCATTAAATTCAGATATAAATGCCACCACAATTGAACTCGATCGTTTAATGAAGTATTTAAAAGACCACGGAGCATTAGAAGAGTACATTGCATTGAGTAATAGTTACTCAAAAACTCTAGAACAACTTAATAAGTTCAACGACTATAACAAGTTAATTGATGACTACGAAGTCGAACTGTCAAAGAAAAAAAAGGAAAATGAAGACAATAAGATTGCAATCAAAAAGTATCTTGGAGAAACAACACCTCAACAAGATAGATTAATGTCGAAATTTAAATCATTTTCAAAACAGTTTTACGAGAATAAAACAAGTGGACTAAGTATTAATGGCAATTATAAAAACAACAAGGTAGCGTGGGATATTCATGCAGATATTGAGGGAGATTCCTCTGATGGGATTAACGAAGTATTAATATTTTGTTATGACATGACGGTATTTACAGTTGGAAATCATTCAGTTAAGTTTTTATTTCATGACAGTCGTTTATTTTCTAATATGGATCCAAGACAAGTATACACCGCAATCAGACTAGCACAGGAACTTACAAAAGATGATTCTGTTCAATACATATCCTCATGGAATGAAGATATGCTAATATCGATTAAAGATATGGTATCAGAACAGGATTTTGATAATCTAATGGGTTTAGTTAAAAAGAATACAGTGTTAACTCTCCAAGATGATAAAGATGAAAACAAATTATTAGGAGTCAAACTTGACATTCCATATGACAAGTAATGTCCCCCCATCCGCATTTTCAATTAGATACTTTGGTACCGTACAGGGTGGCAATTAAAAAATGGAAGCTATAATTTTTGAAAATCTGAGAATGTGTAATGAGGTAAATAAAATGATTAAGTGGATAACAGACAATAAGGAATTTGTGACTCTAGTAATTACTTTTATTGGATTATTGATTGGCTATGTTAAGTTTAAGAAAGAGTTTCAAAACAGTAATAATCAATTCAAAGCTCTGAACGATCAAAACTTAAAGGATAGAATCTCATCTACTACATCAACTTTTAGACAAAACTGGGTTCAAGAGTTTAGAAGTGATATATCTGGATATTATGCGTTAATAAATAGAATAGGATTATTAACTGAGTATAATGAAGAGTATTTAACTCAACTATCAAAGAAGGAGTATGACTTGCTTCTTAGATTGAATATCATTAGTGAAGTTGATAAAACTATTGAGTTAGAATTAAATCAAATCAGAGAATTATATTTGAGCTTATTTGCTGTACTTAAGTATGACAATTGGGATATTTGTGATGACGTAATATATCAACACGATTTTACTGAATTGCACGATAAAAGAGAAGCAGCTCACAAAGAGATGGCGAAAAAAGTAAGTCAAGATATGTACCTTGATAATGAAAAAAATATTCTATCTGAAGAAGAAATATCAAAAACAATAGAAAACTACGAAAAATCTGTTGAAATTTTAGTAAGAGATACGAAAAATATTATTATTGAAAAAATAAAAAACAAAAAAACAGCATTATTAGTTAAACTACGTGTTTATCTTAAAGTTGAATGGGAACGTATAAAGTTTGAAATAGAAAACGGTCATGAGAAGTTTAATTTCACTTATATTTATGAGGACACTCTAAAAAAAACCAAGTAAAAATTTGATTTCAAATTGATATTAGCGACTTCGGTCGCTTTTTTACTTGCTATTTTGTCTCTATAGAGTGATATATATTAATAACTATAGGAGGTAATTATTATGTATAGAATAAGAGATAAAATTAGAATTATCGAAATGAAAGGTGAAGAACATTATAACGACCGAGAAGGAATTATTGAGTATATTGATGGACTTGATCAATTTCATGGGACATGGGGAGATTTAGCAATCATTCCAGAAGAAGATTTAATCGAAGTCATCAATCCAGAGGTACTCAATAGCATTAATTAAGTGAGGTGTTCCAATGTCAAAAATAAGAGATGTAAATACAGAGATTCAGCGACTTCGGTCGCTTTTTTCATCGGTCGATGAGACCAAAACTCAACTAGTCGATAACCTTATTGAGCAAGCTGCGTTTATGAAGGTTGAACTTGGCGTCCTTCAAGAACAGATAAGAAAGTATGGAGCGGTTCAAGTATCTAATAAAGGGGCTCAAAGACAAACAGAAGCAGCTAAATACTACACTAAGCTTATCAACTCGTATGGAACAGTCATCAAGACACTCAATTCAATCATGGGGAAAAACGTAATTGATGGTGATGATGCTTTTGATGAGTTTCTCAAGAAAGCGAATATGGCATGAACTATTTAATAGAGTACTACCAAAAAGTGATGTCCAACTGGAGAGGAATTAAAGAGCACTCTCAGAAAACTGATGGATGATATGGTTAATCCTCGATATGACTTTGACGAAAAGCCAGGAAACATGAGAATTGATTTTATCGAAACCTTCTGCAAGTTCATCTTAGAACTTTGGGAAAAAGCTATCATTCAAACAGCCTATGGGTTTAAGATTGCTGAGACTGGACTAAGACGATTTAATGAAGTCATTTTACTTATTGCACGTAAAAATGGAAAGACAACCTTCATTGCAGGGATAGACCTTGCTGAATTCTTTCTTTCCAAAGGTGGAGTCGATATTGTATGTGCTTCAAACACGAGTGAGCAAGCAAACATTCTCTTTGAAGAGATCAATAACATGCGTGAACATTCCCCTACTTTATCAAATGAAAAGCGAAGTAAAAAGAATATATTCTTCATCTATTCTCCGAAAACCAAGAATAAGATAAAGAAATTATCTGCACAAAGTAGAAATAAAGATGGATACAATATTGAGGTTGGATGTATTGATGAAGTCCATGAAATGACGGATTCGAAAGTATATGATGCCATCAAGCAAAGCCAATCAACCAAGAAAGAACCACTTATCTTCATCATCACAACCGAAGGAACAACAGTGGGTGGATTCCTTGATAACAAATTAGACTATGCAAGGAAGATGTTGAAAGGTGAAATCACTGATGAGCGTGTACTTCCCTGGCTATATACTCAAGACTGCACACAAGAAATATATGATAATCCTATGAATTGGGTGAAATCCAATCCAAGTTTAGGTGTGGTTAAGCTTCCTTCGTATCTTGAAGATGTCATGAATAAATCGAAAAATGACCACTCAACTAGGGTGACCATGTTATGTAAAGATTTTAATATCAAGCAAGTCGATCAAGGTGCATGGCTTTCGTTTGAAGATTTAAACAACGAAGCAAAGTATGAGCTAAATACACTCAAGAACTCCTATGCTATCGGTGGAGTTGATTTATCTTCAACAACCGATTTAACAGCTGCAATTCTCATTATTCAGAAAAAGGAAGACAACAAGAAGTATGTTTTAGCACATTTCTTTATGCCAAGTGACGTTGTTAAGAAACGCATGGAAGAAGATAGTGTCCCGTATGATATTTGGATTAAACGAGGATTAATCACACTCACTGAAGGAAGCCAGAATGATTTCTCATTGGTGACTCAATGGTTCATGAAGATGATTCAAGAGTATCAAATTAGACCTCTTTGGGTAGGATTCGATCCTTGGAATTCTCAATATTGGATAAAAGAAATGGAAGAGTTAGGATTTAACATGGAGAAGATTCGTCAAGGTGTCTATTCTTTATCGGAACCAATGAAGCAACTAGAAGCAGATCTAAAAAATAAGCTGATCAACTATGACAATAATCCGATCTTGAAATGGTGCCTGTCTAACACCCAAGCAAAAGTTGACTTGAATGGCAATATTCAACCATCGAAACTCAACTCTAAGTACAAACGTATTGATGGAACTGTAGCTTTAATTATTGCTTATGCAGTCTTAAATAGGTATAAGATAGATTACGAAAACATGTTATAATTTATTTAGGTGATTTAGATGAACATTAATGATATTGAATTAAAAATTAAAATGATTTCTAAGTTTTTAAGTAAAGAAAACATCGATGAAAACTACGAGAAAATAAGGAATACAGTTAGTAATATAATCACGCCGACTTTAGTATCTCATGTTGAAATTACTAGGATGTTTCTTTTTAGAGCTAGAAAACTAAGTGATATACCAAATTTTGATAACTTATCAATTCATGATATTTTGCTACCACCGGAAAATATAACTGAGGTTGGTAGAGGAAACTTGAAAAACAAACCTGTATTATATTGTGCACTAGATCCTGTTACTGCAATTCATGAAGTTGAAATAAAAGAAGAGGATTATTTTCTTCTGGGTTGTTTTGAGTTGCTTGAAAATTATATAGATTCAGAGCAAGAAAAGACGGCAGTTATCGGCATAACAAAAACCGAAAGCAAAGATGATCCTCTAGATAGGATTGCATATGGTATTACATCCAATTTTCTGTATACTGAGTTTACAAGAGAGATAACAGAACGGAATCAAAATAGGTATTATGTGACAAATGCTATTGTTGATCATCTTTTTAACAAAATGAAGTATAGAAGCATAATTTATCCTTCTGTAATTAATAATGAAAGAAAAAATATATTATTGAGTCCTGAATCAATACCCGAAAGGATAGCTTTTGGTTATATGTATGTTTGTAAAATGATAGAGGTTGGTCTAAATCAGTTTAAAGCTCACATTCTTAGAAGTTTAGCTCAATATGAGACTAAAGGTGAATTAAAATGGAGAAATCTTGATATGACAAGAACTTTTAATTATGAAAGTGAAGGACCCCATGATCAGGCTAAAGTTGTGATTAAACATATGAGTAAACATTTAGAATAAATCGTGAAGGAGATGTAATTTTGGGCATTCTTACTAGAAAGAAAAAGGAAGGTTCTACAAACACCTTCCAGTTATTGAATCAAAACAATACGTTCTTCACACCTTTTGGTAACAACATATCAAAGAGTGATGTGGTCAAGATATGTATTGATAGGGTTGCGAACCAGTGTGCGAAACTCAAACCAAGATACATTAAAACTGAATCAGATAAGACAGTAACCGAGAAACAAGGTCGACTGTCTTTTTTATTGAAGCATAAGCCTAACTCACTCATGACACCCTATGATTTCATCTATAAAGTGATTACGTTATTGCTACTGAATGATAATGCATTTGTTTATCCAATGTTTGATTCGGTGAATGGTGGACTTAAAGCACTCTATCCACTCCGACCCATTTTGGTAGAAGCAATAGTAGATAATGCTGATGGTTACTACTTGAAGTTCTACTTTGAGGATGGACAACAATTTATGTTGCCTTATGAAAATGTCATTCACTTGCGGAAGTACTTTGCTTCCAATGATATCTTTGGTGGAAACGGATCATCTGGTGATCACGAAGCAATCCTGAAGACAATCTCAATCAATGAAAATGTGCTTCAAGGTATTGATAACGCAGTCAGATCGTCTATGCAAATTAAAGGGATCATCAAGATGAATGGGATGCTTTCAGAAGCTGATAAGAAAAAGCAAAGAGAGCTCTTTGATTTAGCTCTTAACGATTCTATTAGCACTAAAGGGAGTTCCATCATTCCCATTGATTTAAAGTCGGAATATGTCCCTTTGACCGTGGATCCCAAGTTGATTGATAAGGAAACACTCGAATTCTTACAATCCAAGATACTTGATTATTTTGGTGTATCAGCACCTATCTTTGCTAACAAATATAGTGAAGAAGATTT